TTACTGTTTGCATTTGTGCCAGTACCAACTTCACTACCTGAAGATGTAACTGTGTTTATAGTTTCGCTAATAGTAGTTGACTTAATATAAATACTTCTTTCCATTGCGTAATAAGAAGCCGTTGTACCTTGTTGACCAACAAGCGTAGCACCTGTTAAGCTATTAGTTGTATTAATGTAGAATAAATTGTTAGCCGTTCCCGTTGCTGTATTTCTAATGGCTCTATTTAATATCTTAACCACGTCACCAGTTGCATAAGTATTGGCGGGTATAAGTATAGACTTCATTAAAGTGATAGCAGTCGTTCCTGTTAAGGCTGTGCTATCAGTAATGTCTTTTGATACTATTTGTAAATAGTTACTTTGCTTATTTTTCCATAAACTTGTTGCACTATCGTATGTTAATACATCGTTGTTAGCCACTCCATTTATTAAAACATTATGAAGCTCATCTAACTCATAACCATTATCAACCTTAACAAAAATAGTTCCTTGAGTTATATGAGCATAAACTACATAACCAATAATAACCATATGATTTGGTGCAGTTGGTTTTACTTTTGTTATATTACCAGCAGTAGTTGGACTTAAATATAAAATATCTCCATCCGCCCAAGTTTCGCTTTGCAGTGAACCAGTTGTATTAATACCTCTTACTAATCCGCTTGTCGTTATAAAACCTTCTTGATTATTCGCTATTGTTTCCGTTACTAAGCCAATAGTTTCAGCACTTAATAAATCATTTGTTGCTAAAGCTAAATCTACTTTTAATCTTTGCCCTTGCGCCCCTGTAACTCTTACTGCTTGATAATTACTTTCTAATAAAGTAATGTTTGTTGCTGTTTTATTTACTACTCTTGCAACTTGCTCTTGTCCTATTTGTAAAGTAACATTACCGCCTTTTAATTTTAAATCTAAAGTTCCATCAGAATCATTCCAAACTACACTACCAGCAGTTGTAGGTATATTAGTTGGTGTATTATCAAATTCTAAATTACCTAATTGAATACCAAACTCACCTAAATTAACATCACTTGTTGCACCTGTATAAGGCACAAAACTACCAGCACCTAAAAAAGATAAAGCACTAAGTTGAGTAGTTCCGTCACCAATTTTATAAGTTCCTGTTTGTTGCAGATAAACCATTTGCCCCACCTTTAATACAAGCGTTGCATTGGCTGTAAACCATGCACTATCTTTATAACCTAATCTTATATCTACGTTTGCCATTAAACTATTGGATCTATTATTGTTGCTGTATTGCTATTTATTGTATCAATTATTTGCTGTAACACCTCAACGGTATAAGTGCCGCTAGTTGTAAAAGTTTGTAATGTATTTCCGTTTTGGTCTTGTATCAAAACTTGGAACGTACCTACATTTTGATTTATATTACCACCTACATAAATATAATTATTATCTAAAATGTTTCCGCTATCAATAGGTAAATTGCACCCATCGTTACCCATTGCAGAACTGATTGTTAAATCAAAAAAGTGTCCACTAACATCGTCATCGTTACGCTCAGTAAAATCCGTTAACGAAATATTCATATCAGATTTAAACGGTCCTAATAACTTGCTATTGCTAACTTGTCTTAAGTAGTTTGGTACATCGTAACAAATACGCTCAGTATCACTCAACACCTGGTTAATATTGCTTATATCCTTATTTACTAAATCACTAATTACAATCATGTATTTACGACTAACTACATTGTCAGTAACGCTACTACCCTGTAAAATAACATTCATAAATGGATAAACAATTTCTACGTTTGTGTCCGCTTCCGATTCATCCCCAAAGTAAAATGAGTTTATGCCTTTGTGCTTTAACGCAAAGTTTTTAAATAATTCTATATCTTGGTTTAATGTTATCATTTACTCTTCGTGTCTTCTCCAATAATTAAAACGATTAAACTCTTCATTTCCAAAATCTAAATCACCACGCATGGCCACACCGTTTGTGTAATTTCTTACCGTTGGATTCATGCCTGTATTACTTGTTTCTAAATATTTAGGAAACGTTGCAGTATTTTCAATTAAATAATCAGTCACTAATTGTGCGTATCTTTCAGCATGAATGCGCCATTTATCCATTAAGAATTTAACGTCACCCATATCCGCTGAACTTGAATTGTCGCTGCTCTTTACTTGTATGCCTTTATTTTGGTAAGCAAATTTAAAGTCAGGTGATGCTTCCATTTTAACGTACCAACATAAAGCCTTTGCAATATAATCGTTAATTAGTGCTTTCTCATTTGGATATAAAGCCATTGTTGGACTTGCAATTATTTTAGTTTTTAAATCATTATATAATTGCGTGCCTAATATTTTTTGTATATAAATATCTTGCACCATAATAATAGTGCTTTCTAATTTTTTCCAATCCACGTTGCCATCGACACCCGCTAATTTTTTAAAGTAGTCTTCTTGTATAAATAAAACGTCAGCCATTGTTTATTTTTTCTTTTCTTTATTTCGTACCCTAGTTTCGGCATACCATGAATGGTTGCAAGTGCTATCTATAAAGCTACCTTTGTTAGTAAATCCACCACGATAGTCCCAAGCATTGTCTCCAAAGTCATTAGACATACTATCAATAGCTTCAAATTCCCAACTCATTCCTTTGTTTGTTAAACCTATTGTATCTTTGCAAAAATCATGTGAAGTGCTTAATAAATTTTTACTTATTTTATTTGGGTTACTTGCATAACTTACACCCTCGTTTAAATCGTAAGTATAAACAGTATAAATTTCTCTACTTACAATCGGTTCGGTTGGTTTATCCAATGCCTTTTGAGTAGGTTTAAAGCCATCAATAGTGTCATCTAAGAAACCATTTTTAGTTAAACGTGCAATTGATTCTTCTACTTTATAAAAATCACTTTGAGTAGTTTTTGCAATTTCATCAATAGACATACTAGAATTGCCTTTTAAGGCAGTTAAAACAGCGTTGTCTAGTTCTTGTATGCTAATCACTAAAGCATCGGCAAACTTCATTATTTGACGTTCATATTTTAATGCTTCGTTTGAACTTTTTACTCGTTCTCTTTTAATTACTGTATAAGTTGTAGGATCTTCAATGATTGCACATTTTTCTAAGTGCGCTAAAAATTTATCTTTCTCTTTTGACATTTTAACCTCAATACCTAAAATCTTTTTAGCTTGCGTTTCATCAATGCCATAAGCAGTTAATCTAGTAACCGCTAAATGTTCATTAATTTTACCTTTGCTGTAATCTCTAACAATACGATACATATCGGCATTATCCGCAGCACTTAAACCTTTTAAGCTATCATTTGTTTGAGTAGCTACAATAGGCAAAGGCTCACCGTTAACATCGGTAGGGATAGCAACCAATGGCTCATACCCTTTTAACTTTCTACGCTCATCCTGTGTTAAATCCGCATCGTTGCTTAAATCTGCTCCAATTAAACTGATAGGCTCAAACATCATTTCTAAATATTCACCAGTCTTTAAAAAAGATAAATAAGATAGGAACTCTAATAAGTCAGCTTGACGTGGCTCGATATAACCTTTAACAAAAAGTTCTTGCAAAATTAATAAATCGGGGCTACCACTTAAAAAAGATTCATCAAATTTTATATTAAATAATTCGGGTGCCATTTCGTGTCCCGCAAATATTTTTTTCATTGCACGCTTTGAAGTAAACAAAAATTTCTCAGATAAATCATTTACAGATACATCAACTACTTCGGGTGCTTTGTCATCTCTATCAGAGTGTGTAATCATTAAACTTTCGCCATTCTCGCCAGTGTAAGTTCCTTTGAATGAACGCTCAATTGAATGTATCATGTCATCGGTAGGTTGTCCGTTAAAAAAGTTTATAATCTTACCAACTGAAAATCCCGAAGACACATAATTTTTATTAAACGTACTAATGTCCACATCGGTATTAATATCATTTACGATACTTTGATATTGTGCAATAGGATAAACGCTTTCTAACTTTGATGCACTTGCTGTGTAATACTTAAAGTCAATAAAGAATGTGCCGGCTGTTCCGTTATTCTCAAATTTATTGATACACTTAATATCTTTACTTTGTGTATTTCTATTCCAATTTTTACTAAAATATAATTTAGTTTCACACTCAGATATTCTACAATTAGCAGAATTTAAAAAGTACATTTCAATCGGTTGACCTTGTAAGTTTGTAATTACTTCTACATAAACACCGTTAAATAATTCAGTATTTAAACTTACTTTTTTACCAGCTTGATTTAAAGTTTCTTTACGGTTAAAATTATCAATAAACGTGTCAACTTTAATTTGATCTATCTCATTAACCGCCTTTAATCCTTTACCCCAAATGTAACGTGCTTTACGGTTAACAATAGCCCTATGCTCAGGATGCTCATTAAATAAACGCACCAATTCTTGTGGGTACATATTATCTTTACCGTATTTAATGTACCCTTTTGTGTCCTCGCTAAACGTTAATTTAGGTAACGCTTTAAACGTTAACATGTGCTTGTTGTCAATGTATTGAAATTTAGCCGCCATATACTACTGTATTGTTTTCGTTGCCAGTATAAACTGGGTAATCACTTAATTGTGATACAACGTTTAATTTTCCTTTATCAATTAAATTTAATGCTAACAACGGATTCAAATTTGTTGTACTTGCTTGCTCGTAAACATTGTATTTGTAAAAACCACTTAATGTTAAACTAAAAGTACCATTCAATAAATTCTCAGTTACGTTTTCTATAAAATCAAATTCATTATACCTTAATTTATTTGTACTTATATCCGCTGCAATAAAGCATTTAACTTCATTACTCATGTCATTAATAACCTCAAATAAATACTTTGCATTGGTTAACGTTGTCTTTTCAGATAGCGTTAAAATAACTTTATTTGTTGTATTTTTATTTATTAATATCACTAATATAATATAGTATTTTTTTAAACTTTTACAAAATAAAAAAAGCAACCTTACAGGGCTGCCTTTTAATATTTGTGTAATTAATTTACTAAGTTAATAAACCCGCTAAGATAGTGTTGTCAACTTTAACAGCTGAAACGCTTGAACGTCCTTTGATTGTTAATGTGCTACCAATAAAGTCACCCATTGCAGTACCTGATTCAAATTTAGAATCAATAGCATTTGAGCCATAAGTTCTACCTAACATCCAAGCATCACCGTTTTGCATTACTGCAATAAGCACTACTTTATTGTTTAAAATCAATTCTAATTCTTGTTGATCTAATGTATTTAAACCATGCATTTTGATTGAACATTCCCAGTCGTAAGCCTTAGAACCTGAAGCAGTTGTTCCTGCACCAGTATAAGACCACATACCTTGTTCAATTTCTTGCGCGATAGTTTTCCATGTAACTGTTTTAGTAATAGCAGTTACAACGTTTGCAGTTAATGTAGACGTTAAGACGTTAGCAAATGGTGTAATATACCATGAAGCTACGCCAGCTGTTGTTAAACAGTCTTTTAGTGTATAATTTTGAGTTAATGGACAAGGCATTTTTTTATAATTTTATAATGTTAAAAATGAAAGGGGTTAAATTAATAACCCCTTAATTTATTTATCCTACGTATAACGTGTTGAAACGTTGGTTAGTTACGTGTGCAAAGATAGTGAACACTACATCGTAAAAATAATCTTTACGTGGTTGAGGAAACTTATCAATAACAACCATGTTTAAATCTTCCATTAAGTCAGTACACCATTTGATGTTACTTGGTAATGAAACAAACATAACGTTTTCAGCGATTGGCACAAATTTAATTTCTACACCTAAGTAGTAATATTTATCTGCAACCATGTCAACACTAAATACATCTCTGTATGTCAAGTTAACGTTTGCAATATTGATTAATTGCTTGTGAGAACGTGGAGCATAAATGAATGCTTTTTCGTCAGATGCAGATAAAGTTTCAGCAACGATACCAGCGTATAATAATTGGTATTGTGCAACGATTGTACTAGCAGTGATTGCAGCAGTACCTACAACTTTAATACGACCACCAACAGCAGCGTTATTATAGATAGCACGTGTAATAACCGAATCAAATAAAGTAGTTGGCATTGCAGCTACTAAAGTTTTTTCAGCAGCACCAACAGATGTATTTGCAGTACCAGCAGTTAAAGCAGCAACAGCCGTTTTAGTTGTAGCAGTTGCACCGTTCCAAAATTTACTTTCAGCGTCAGCAGAGATTGACTTTGCTACACCGTTTAAAACCATTTTAGCGAACTCATCAGATACATCATTCCAAGCACCCGGCTTCATATCACGATTAAAACGTGAAGTTCTTAAATCGTTTGGAGTGAATGCGTCTAAGTATTCAACCTTTACTGGAGTGATTAATACATCGTTAATTCCAATAGTTCCTGAAGCTGATGGATTAACTGCCCAGTTTTGCATTACGACACTGTTCACATTTTCCGAAAATATGGTGCCTGCTTTAATTCCTGTTTCAAAAGCTACTAAGCCTTCAGATATTGTTTTGTTTTCAAAGATAATTTCAGAGATTACTGGATCTGCAGCTACTCCGTTTATCGTTACTAATTGTGAATAAGATATTGCCATTGTTTTTTGTTTTTTATTTTTTAGTTTATATTATTTTTATCCTACGAATTTATTTTGTTTTCTTAATTTGAATAACTCCAAAGGAGTTAAATCGTTGTAATTTTTAGTTACTGTTTTGTTGTTAGCTTCTAAGTTTAAAGCAACTGAGTTTTTATCGATTGATTCAATAGCACTCAAAGCAACTTGTAAACCTTTTTTAGTTTCACTTAATTGCGTTTCTAAATTAGTTTGCTTTGCAGCGTAACCTTTTTCTAATGCTTCTAAGCGGCTTAATATTGCTTTCATTTCGTCTTCTAATGGCTCAGGTTGTACGTCAGCTTCTTTTGCTAAAATTTCAGTAATAACACCAGCTGCACAAATAACCTTAGTACCGTCAGCAAGTTCAAATTCACCTTCTGCTGGAACAGCAACACCGTCAGCGCCAACAAATGAAGCCATTGCGCCTACTTCCATTTTGTCAACTGATAACATAGTGCCATCAATTAAAGCAACGTCTTCTAGTTTTACTACTTGAGTTGCTGGTAATTCAATACCTAATTTTAATAATGCTGATTTTAAAGCATCTTTAGTTTCTTTTGATAACATATTTAATTTAATTTAATTTAGTTTCGTTAATATAATATAGTAAAATATTTACTTTTTACAAAATATTTTTTATGATAGCTTCAATCTCGTTTTGATCTAATTCAATTTCTTGTTCTAAGTCAAAGAAACCCTCTAAACTAACACCTTTAACTTCACCGCTTTTAATGCGTTTCCAAATGTCATCGTTGTTAATTTTCATTGAACAAAAGATAGTGCCATCGGGTAAATCAAAACCATCGGGCTGTTTAATGCCTCTACTAGCATCACTAATAAATACTTCAAATACAAACACACCTTTTGATAGGTCGCTTGTATCATGCGTTAATTTTACTTTGCGTTGGTTTCCGTCAAGCATATACTTTTGTAATATTTGCATATTGGTTTCCTTTTTATACACTACATAAAATTCTTTGTCATCGACTTTACGATAGATAGGTAAGTCCGCAACAATAACTGGAGCTGTTATTATTCTTTGCTCTTCTTGTAAAGCAAATTTAAACTCATAGGGTTTCTGCTCGCTAAAAGCTAAAAACTCAGTAAGCATAGCAGGGCTATCCACTAATGCAATATTCTGTATCCCTTGTTCTTTTAATTCTAAGCCCGATAAATCTTCGTTAATCGTAGCGTAGTAAATTGGTAGTTTATTTTCCATAATTTTAAAATGTTGACTGTTTTTCTAATGTTTCTACTCTATTTGTTTTACTCGATACTTCGTCAACTCCTACGGTTGCTTTTACTTGTATCGTTGGTTGCATCTGTTTTTCGTTGTCACCGCCTATTCTTTTACCCGTTTCATCAAACGATGTACTTTGATTTGTATTGTTTTGTTGCGTGCTTATACTTGGTGGGCTTGGAATAGGTGGCGCACTTGGTAATGTAGCACCACCGCCGCCGCCACCACCGCCACCGCCAGCGTCAAATTTAGTACTTGCAATTTTAGCTATATTTGCAGCCGCTGCAATACCAACACCAACCGCAGTAGCTACTTTTAATACAGTGCCAAATGGTTCAGGAACAACTGACTGAGCAGATAAAGCATTTATAACACCCTGTATTCCACTAATAACAGCCGATTGAATAGCTAGTGCTTTATTAATTTTAAATTGTTGTTCCGCTGATTTTCGCTCAGCGGCTGAACCCTTTTGTAGGTTTCTATTTTTAACCGCAAAGAAAGCATCTGAAAGTGCTTGATGAGATTGTGTACTCATTTGAGCAAAGTTTAAAATCTCATTTTGCTTAGCTAGTTCTAACGCTTTTTGTTTTTCAGCAGCGGCTTTATTAATAGCTTCAACATCGTTTTGATATTGTTGCTCTATTAATTTTTTACCCTCACTTGTTAACATAGCATCTTGTAATGCTATATCTCTTTTAACTTGTAATTGTGCTATTAAAGCATTTGTATCATTTTCATTTTGCGCAACTTTTAAAGCAGCATGCGTTAACGCTTCTTGGTTTTCAATCGCTTGGTTTTCTAAATCGGCTTGTCTATTATAAGCAATTAAATCATCGTGTGCTTTTTTACTAGCAGCAATCATATCGGCTTCAGCTTTTTGCTCAGCTACTATTTTAGCAAACCAATCGTCAGCTTCTTGTTCGTTAATCCTTTTTAAATCTTCGGCATGTTTTAATCTTGCTGCTTTAGCTTCTTCATTTGCTTTTGCTTGTTTTTCACTTGCAGCTTTTGCAGCATCGTCATCAATTTTATTTATCCCTAATTGATAGCCAGCCCTTTTTTCTTTTAAATCTTTTAATAATTGTATCTGAGCATCTAGTTCTTTTTTTCTTTTCTCTTCATTTTCTTTTTCATCCCCTAAAACAAGGTCGGTTATTGAACCTTTAAATTTTTCAGAAAGTTCAAAATTTTTACCTAATGCTTTGCCAGCCATATCAATAGCACCCAAAACTAAAGATAATGGCGCAGTTGTCATACTGATTAAACCCTGTAAAATTTCTTTATTTCTTTTTTCTGCCGCTTGTTGCGCTTGTTGAGTTTGTATGGTAGTTAGTAGTTGCGCCTCTTGTGCTTCGTAAACAGCATCTAATTGTTTTATCTTAAGTGCTAATATTTCTTTTTCGCTTAAGCCCTGTAACTTTAAAGTATTATTAGAGGATTCTAATGATTTTAGTTTATCTTGTTCAATGGATAAATTTTCAGCCGTAGCAGCATTAAGTCTTTTTTGCTCTTCGGTAACACCACTAACAGCACCTTTAATCTCATCCCAATAAGCAATAATAGTTCCAAGTAATACAACTAATGCACCAATACCAGTTGCAATTAAAGCACCCTTAACACCTTGTAAAGCTGTCTTTGCAGAAGTAGCAAATGCACCCATTCCCGATTTCATTGCAGCAATTCCAACTTTTACTTTTTCAAAATCGAGGTTCATTATTCCCTCTTTCATTTGAGCAAAGCCCTGAGTTAATTGTTCAACACCGCTACCTTTTAAAGACTTGGTGCTATCGTTTAAATCGTCAACTCTATCTTTTAAAGAAGCTACATTTTTACTTGCATCTAAATATTCTTTTGAGCCTTCACCAAATGCGGCCGCCATTTTAACTTGCTCATCCTTTGCGGCCTTAATAGCGTTCTTTAAATCCTTTACTGATTCAATAGATTGCTCTACACCTTTGACTTCTAAATCAAAGGCTATTTCATTTTTATCTGCCATTTATTATGTTTATTAAATCTTCGTTACCAGTTGCTGCTATTTCAATACACATGTGAATACAAGCCATGCCGTCAAGTATTATTTGACTAGGTTGGTTATTCATTTGAGATTCTAAGTATTCTATTTTATCTATCATTATTTTATTTCCGTAATTACAAAATTCATATCAGTAACCGTAATGTTATTTGATCCAGTTGTATTTGCTGCGTGTATCTCTAAGTAATCACCTTGTTTATGAGTAACCACACAATTAAAGGAAACGTTTTCAGCACGTCCAGCATTATTAGCAGTTGATTTTGTTCTGCTAGGTGTTCTAATTGTAGCTAAAACACTATCATAAAAACCAAATTCACAAACATTAGCATTTGTACTATTAAATGATAAGTTGCATTGTATTAAAAACTTTCTAGGTATAATTGCATCGTTTGTTAATCTATTATTTGAATGTAAATATTTTTGATTATCTGCACTAGCTGTTGTTGTTCCTAATACTTTATAGAATACATTAGCACTTGCAACCGTTGTAACGGTAGCATTATTTTGCATATAAAGTTGACCGTTTACATTAGTATTTGTAATACCTACACACGCTGTAAATAAAGCCTTGTTGCTTGTATCGGTAACTCCAGTTAAATAAGTACCGCCACCGCTAAAATTAACAGTATCTAAAATATACCTTTCATCTGTAATGGTTGCACTTGCTGAAAAGTTAATACTTGTTTCACCCGATAATGTTATAAATGATGAGTAAATTATTCTTAGTCTTCTTGTTATATTAGCTGTTGAAGGTATTATTATTGAAGTCCCACTTGTTCTATTATCGAACAAACAATTACTAAATGCAATAGTACCAAATGTTCCATCGAATGTTAAACCCTGAGAGTTAATAAATGCGCTGTCAATCATTATAAAATTATTGTAATTCTTAATAGTTCCAACCGTTGCACAATCGGTAAAATTAACACCAAACAAATCTAAGGCTTGAGTTGCATTTGCAGTAGCATCTAAGTTTAAAGCAGTACCATGTTCAATAGTTATATTACGAATAGGTAAAGACCATGCGCTACTAATTAAAGCAGTTGCTGCACTTAACCCTGTACTTTTTAAACGGCAATTTTCAGACGAACCACCTATGATAGTAGTGTTTGATGAACCTACTAATCTACTTCCAACTAAATCAATAGTACTACAAATAAAGTAAGTAACATTTGATTCAAGTGTTATTACGCTAGTAATAGCAGCAGGGAAGTCATCAATAGAATTGATAAACTTAATATCTTTATTTGGTTGTTTTAAGTATGACATATTTTTATATTATATTCCAATTAGTACCATCCCATTGTAAAGTAACAGAATCGTATTGTGTGTATATTGTATAAGTAGCAGCACCGTCTATTAAAGCACCGTTACCGTCTATTATAACATTGCCAGCACCGCTATCAACTTTCTTAATAGTTATTTGTTTGCCATATTCTAAAGTAGTATCTACTGTATTTATATTTAAAATTATGCTACTTTCTAAAAACCCAATTTGTGAGTAAGCTAGTGTAACTGTTTTGTTAGTTGCGCCAGTTGTCATAAATACAACATCGTCGTAAGCCATAACATTATAGTTAGCAGATTTATTTTGTATTAATGCTTTTTCGTTATAGATAGTATTTGTCACCGTTCCATTTATGTAACTAAATCCAATAGTGTTTTCAGGAACGCTAACATTGCTACCAATTACCGTTACATTCTCACAACTTGCCGGTATCATAATATTGTCACCGACTGCTAAACAATTAGTCCCTCTATTTTGTATGTTAGTACCAACGTTTAAAGAACTATTTAAACGGTAATTTTGTGTATCAGTGCCAGCGTTAATTGAAGTACTATCACTTAATCTAAATTGTTGAGGTGTAAATACTTCGGTTTCTAATAACTTTACTAACTCAACATTTGTGCTTGTTAATTCTAATGGATTATAATTTTCTATTTTATTAACAATATAATAAGCACCGTCAATAAATAGTCTATTCCTAAAATTAAAATTATAAATATCTTTTGGGCTTAACCATAAGTATTTAGTTACAAATTTAGCGTCCCTATTAATTAGATTATTTAAGTATTTAGCGTGATATCTATTATATAAATTATTAGTTGTAAAGTAAGCGTTTATGTAATTATAATAAACCTCTTTTGGTGGCCCGAACATTAAAGATACAGTTGGATTAAATGGATCGTCTTCCATGCCAGCATATAAATAATCATTCGTTACTAAATCAGTTTGCCCTTGCTGTTTGTATGTATAAGAGTTAGGGCTTGTTTTAACAGCACAATAAAGTATTCTAATGTTAGCGGCTATTGTTTTTTTATTTGTCCCGTCTAATTGATATATGCGAGGGTGAGCAATACCCATTCCATAGTTTGCAACGTTTGGAGTTCCCGAGAATATTAACTCATTCTTTTTATCACTTTTAATAAAATCATTTTCAACATCAATTTGTTCTGTGCCATAAGTTTCGTTCCAAGTCTTTTGGTATAAATTATTATAATAATCGGCATCGGTTTTGTAAGTAAAGATATACCGTTTGCCCTCTAATAAGTTTGGGTTAATGGATTGGTCTTTTGCCAAGTCTGTTTTATTCTCATAGTCAACTATATCAGCATTGTAAAATTCATCAAAGTTTTCAATAATTAAATTATTCTCGTTGTCTTTATCTACGTCAACGTATAAATTAAAAGCCTGAACTATTGATTTAAAAAAGTCCTTTTGTTTTATTTTAGTTGGTAGTGCTGCATTTGCTGACAATGGATTACCCTCAACAACTTCTTTTTTAGTTACTAAGCCGTAAAACGAACATCCGTTAATTCCGCTTAATGCTTCAATCGTAAAAGTAGGATTTCCTATTGGTGTTATTATTGTACCAGCTGAATTATAATATTTAGGACCATTACCGCTAATTAAATTAGTAGCAGCTGCTCTTACATAAATAACATCACCAGCACTAAAAAACATTTCACCTGTTGCTACTTCATTTATTGGAGTTGTAACAAATGTATTAACTGGTATAATTGGCATCTGTATAAGGCTTTGATTATTAACCACTATACTACTTAATGGAGTTTGTCTTGTAATGCTATTATAAATACTTGCACTTGTACTAAGAGTCATTGCTACTACATTTGTGTCGGGATGCGTAAACTTAATTCTGTAAATTACTTTTGAAGCTATGTTATAATAACCACTTTCGTTAATTGTGACTAAGCCAGTTGTTGTATTATTTTGTAAACCATTATCAAAAAATGGTAGCGTTTCATTATTATGTACTAAAGTAGTAACGTTTTGAGTTACCTGAGTAACGTTACTTGTCAAACCTACATAAAATTGTTGGTTCTCTAATTGTGCTTGACTTAATTCAATCTTAGTTATATTAGGGTAACAATACAACTTTTTAAATTCTGCAGTATTTAAGAATGTACTTGTAAATGTTCTACCCGTTGCTGTTATAATTTTACTAATATATTCGTAAATACTAAAGCAAGGTAAAAAATCTTTTACGTTCCAAACAATATCACTACCGCCATTCGTTCCCCTATCTATTAATGGATATACATATCCTGCGCCAGTGCCTAAATAAGTTGTTCGTGAAGCTATTTGATTAGCACGTGTATAATTGTGGTTGTATATTCTAAAATCTAAATCCTCATTACTTGTTAATATACTTAAGTTAGTCCACGTTGTTGGTGTCGTTCCCGTTGCTAAAAATACGCAGCCATCGGTATTGATAGTGCCACTATAAACACTTGCTACATTTGTAAAATTATCACCAGCTATAAAATCAGTTATTGTGTAATATCTGCCAACAACTAACAAGCCACTTGTTGCAGTTACTTGAGCATTCCCAACAATATACTTATCGCCAATGTCAACAAATACAGAACCACCCGCACCAATTATTGAACACTCGTAAACTATTGAATTATCGGGCTTAATGTTTATTTTAATTAACTGTAAGTCACCTGCAAAGTTTTCAATCCCATCTACAATATATTTACATGGTGTTTTTAAATTCTTATTGAAATACTGAGTCGCTACGTTTACACTAAAGATATTTTCAAATAGTTTATTTACTTTATTCGTTCCAAGTAAATTAATTGTTTTACTAAAACTAGCCTTGCGTTGGTCGGGGTTTCTAACATCGGCTAGGTTATAGTTAATGTTAATCGGTATATTTTTAGCAATAGGATAGTATTGTAATTTCTCACTCCCGTTTTTAGCTGCTATTAATAAATCTGTTACTACCGCCATAATTATATACCTCTTTGTCTAGTTTCTGTAATACCTAAATCAATAGTAATAGCCAATTGTATTAACGACTCGTTGTTTAGTTGGTACTCTTCAAATGAAGTGTTTGTAACTTTGCATGATCGTAAAGTACTGTAATCCCAAACATAAACTATTGGGCTATCAAACAAATCTTTTAATTGTGTTATTTGCAACTGAGTTAACCAAGTTGTGTTTAAATCCATTGTAGATTCAATGGCCGTACTTATAACGTGGTCTTCTCTATCATAAGAAGTAGAGCCATAAGCACCCGTTGTTGTATTTAAAACATTCTTATTTAAAGTAACGGTATTAACTTTTTTACTAAAATTCTTTTTACTCTTTTGCTCAAAATGAAATGATAAGATATTACCATCTCTATCTAGATAGTAAATAACATAGTCTTGATACTTAGTACAAATGTCTTGGTAATCAAAAGAGTAGTTTAATAATACGGTTGTGCCATTTTTAAATTTAACCACAACTGTATTACCAACGGATGGGGACGTAAAAATATTACTACCTAAATATAATTGATAAATATCGTAAGGGGTTGCAGGTGTTGGTAGTGAAGCTATTGTAACCGTTTGCAATAAAGTGAAACCATTAAATAATTCAATAGTTATGCTATTTATTGCAGTAGTTGTATTATTGATAAAATGATAAAATAATGGCTGGTTTAAAGTTATTCTATCGTCAGGTGTTATTGTATCAATAGTTTTAGACAAGAAATATTTGCCAGCTGTTTTTGCAAAAACATAATTATTATAATTATAAGCACTAAAAGCAGCATCTGTTAATGAAGCATCAAAACCATTATAATTTAATGGCGTTGTGGATTGAACAGCCCCTGTATAATATTCCGATATTTCAACGTCAACCGTAACTGATTTGCCAGTAGCTAAATTTATAGGACTAGATAAAACAATATTATTAAATTCAAAATAATGTTCAATATAATTTTGTACCCATTCTTTTGCATTAAAAACTAAATATCCATCGGGACGTTGTAATATGTCCTCTGTATAAGTGTTAGCTGTATCACCGTTAACAACTACCGTTACAATATATTTAAAATCAGCAATAGCTATTTGATTAGACTTCGCTGTAAATATCTGGTCGTTATAAGCTGGTGTAAGTGTGTCGGGTTGTTGATATACTGTTAATGCCATTTTATGTGTAACTACTTCTAATTTCTATTATAATATCTTCTTTAACTAATTCTGTTATCTCGCTTTGTAATTTTTCAATTCGTCCATCGTTAATCACTTCGTCAAAAAAGTTATTACCCTCATAACCCTCTTTGTGTATTTTCTTTGCTATTGCATAAGCTACTGATTCAACCGCTTGATCGTATGTTTGTTTTTTATAACTTTTTTTTATTTTCTTATTCTTTATCGTTGTTGCTTTTTCTGTTTTTCTTTTAGATATTTCAACTTTTAACTTTCTAGTTTTAATCCAACGTATTAAGTTTTTTCTTAACGAGCCGTCCCCTCCTTTACTTGTTGGTTCACGTCCACTATTAACAGCATCCCAATAGTCATTCATTTTTAACCTAAATACTATTTTACCACTTTCATAAGTTGTTTGTGGCTTAATGCTTGTACTTAACCTACTGTTTAAAGAACTATCTCTTTGCTTAGACTTTAAAGACTTTTGAGTATCAATAACTAATTGTTTACCAAACTCACTAAGCAAGTCTTCTATATCATCTACTAGAGCCATTTAATGCTATTTCAAATTTACCTTTATCCTTTAAGTACGCTAACTTGTTATAGTACCTTATCACACTCCATTCAAATATTTGGTCTTCGTTTAGATTAGTATCTTTAACAACTAAACCAACGCTGTATTCCCAGCCCCATCTTTCAAAAAAGTCTGAAATTCTAAGTCTTCCATCATCATTTGATTCGCTTGCTCTATTACTTTGACTTGTTCCGCTAAACAGTCCTGAATAGCTTTTGTGTAAGTCATTAAATATTTTGAATAAAAAAAAACAGCCCCAAGTGATTCGCTTAATTTTGATTTCTTAAATAGTTCAACATTTCGATTATGGTTATTTGAGTTATATACCCATTTACCGTTTTCGTATTCCTGATGACAAATAGCCATTAACTCAGGCAGCACTTTAAAATAGTTCCCCTCATTTGCCTTTACCATTTCCTTCCAATCCTTTTCCTGGCAAATATTATAATCATATAAATCTTTAATGTATCTAAACTTAACGCCAGCTAGTTTAATTTCATCGGGGCAAGCTAACTCAGTAATTGGTTTAGTTAAAAAGAAAGCATCTAACAAATAGTCGTAAACTTGTTTAGGGCTAAGTGATTCAATATAGTCAACATGTTCACCCGATAAAATAGATAGCCTTAAAACAGCCTTGTCTAGTTTATCCAAAGTATCATTTGTTTTCAATTCCTCTAATTTTTGAAATTGCTCAACTGTTAAATCTTCGTATCTTTTAGGTATTTTCATTGTATTAATATAGTAATTTATTTGTTTTTTACGTTATTGAATAAAGAAAGTTGACTTTTTAAGTCGGTTTAAAGCTACATATCTAATTGCATCAATAGCATGGTTATAACTATCAATAGGTTGCGAGGTGTGTTTTCCGTCGTTATCCGTCACCCATTTATAGTTCCTTAGTTCCTTTATCAAATTAACACTAGACTTCGTTACATTCAATTTAAACGCTTGTAAAGTATCTATTGAGTTCCTTATACTATCAGCACCTTTTTTAGCACCCTCAATCCTAAAACTTGCCCGTCTTAAATCCTCTATGCTTTTAGGCTCGGCTGAATCTGCAACTATCATTTGTTGACTTGTTACATTCAATTCCTTTAACCTAGCTATTAAATCACTATTGGTTAATTTGGTTTGATATATCAATTCGTTTATATAAAGTTCACCGTTGTATCTATAAACTGCAATTAATGTAGATGGATCATTTGTGAAACCAAAGTCCATTCCGTATGCTATAAACTCAGCTTCGTTTGGTATGCTATCACATTGCTGCCAATTTTCAAATACGGTGCCTTGTAATGACCCGATATTCCCCAAACCATAAACGCTCCACCAATTAGCCCAGTAAGTTGACGTTAACGCTTTCTCTTTTGCTTTCTCTATTTCTTTAACAATTGATAGGTCAAGGGCTTCATTATCTTTGTAAGTCAAAACCACAAAGTCCGTATCACTATCATTAATCAATTCGGTATCAACCCAAAATTCACTAACGGGGTTGTAGTCTAAATAAATAAAGCGTCTTGTTCTAATTGCTAATTGATAGTAAGCCTCCCAAGTTATATTATTGCATTCGTTTACAAATAGCACATCACGCCTTGCCCCTCTTAATTTACTTTCTGCATCCGCACTAAAAAATTCAATATAGGCGCCATTACTAAATGTATAAACCAAACTACTTTTATTAAAGTTCTCAGGCTCATACATTCCAATCATATCCATAATTTTAAGAAAGTCACGTAAGGCACCCCTCTTTAAATGTGGTATGGTTTCAGCAACTATTGATATTTCAGCAAGTGGATTTTTAACAGCATAGTCAATAAGGAATGGCACGATAGTAAATGTTTTACTTGCAGACGTTCCGCCCCTAACTACCCTTACTCTTTTATTGAGTTTAGATATTTTCGTTTGGGCTGTCGTTCGTTGTAACATTAATATCTATTCCGTTAAAGATAGGCTTCTCAGTTATTAGTTGGTTAATCGTTTGGCTCGGTACACCATGCACTCTGCTTATAAGAGTTTCTAAAGAATATAAAGTTCCTTTCTCTAAAGATTTACGCATAGCGTTTGCAATTGTACGTTCCAATATAGTAGCGTGTTCATCTTTAAATATATCGGCTAACTCATTCAAAGTCATAGCCATCATATTCTCAATTGTTTGGTTTATATCCTGTTTGTTATACCCCATGTCTTTTAATTGACAAACGAATTTACGAGGTCGTCCGTTTGGGTTGCCTGTTTGACCTTTTGTATAAGGTATTAAGTTTTTGTGTCCGTCGCTACTTGGCATAATCTATTCCGTTTCTTTTAATCTTAATTGTTGGTTCAAGTTTAATCATTCTATCAATAATTACTTGACAATATTTCGGGTCAAGTTCCATACCGTAGCACTTCCTTTTTAGTTGATGTGCAGCAACCATTGTAGAACCAGAACCACTAAAAGGGTCAACTAATAATTTGTAATCTTGGAAGTATTCAAGTAAATCGCTTAACAATTCTATTGGCTTTTGATGTGGGTGTGGACTATCAATTCTTTTCTTTTGTTCTCTACTTACGTTAAAAACATTACCGCCAAATCTTGAATATTTAATATTACCTGCAACTATAATTGCTTCCCATTGTTCACTCATTCCACCTGCTCCATTAAGACCTGCATTCTTTTTATCCCATACTGCAATAGTTTTTAATTGCAATTCATTGTTTTCCAAAGTTTGTATTGCTTCCTTAAATGTTCTCCATTGTAAAAAGAAAACATAAGCATCGCATATTCTTAAATTAAAAAAGTCATTTACGCAATCAAATGTTTCGTCATTTAATATTGTTCTAACTCCTAATTGACCTCTACCATATTTTCCACTTGAACCATTACCATAAGGTGGGTCTGTAAATACTAATTCAGCCTTTTGTCCGTTCATTAGCTTTGCCACTTGGTCGCTATCCGTACTATCCCCACAAAGCAATCGATGCTCTCCAATCTCAAAAAAATCCCCTAAAACAATATCCGTTTCAATTCCATCTGCTGGGACTTCAAAGTCATCCTCCTCAGCTTCCAACTCAGTAACAAATTCAGCGGGCAAATCCAAACCCCAACTTTCCAATTCCAAAGCATCCCAATCATTTAATAATTGCCAATCCCATTCACCACCGCTAACATTATCCTTAATAAGAAATTCCCTTTGTTTCTCCTCTGATAAGCCACTTACTTTTATAATAGATACTTCCTTTAAACCAGCTTCTTTGCACGCCTTAAAACGCATATTACCGCCCAATATAATCATGTCATCATTTACAACTATCGGTCGTATTTCTAACATCTCGGGAAAGTCTTTTATCGACTGAACTAACTTTGCAAACTTGTCATCCTTAATTAAACGGGGATTGTTTGGGTTAAGTTTAATTTTGTTTATGTTAATTTTTTCAGTCTTCATTCCAAAAATTTATATGTTCGTATTCGTCTTGCATCAGTTCATTATATAAATAAAAGTTCGTTTCAATATCACCGAGTTAAAATAGTTAATCCTAAACGGTTGGTGCGGCAATTCCCTCATTGATATGCGTTCCTTCATAGGTTATTGAAATCATTAAAATGTTATTTGTATAAAGTATTTGCCTTTCAATCGGTTTATACTTTTTAACATTTAGTTTTAAGTTCTTTTCGCATTCCTTACCAACTCGTAAGCGTTCTTTTGGATTCGGCTCGGTTTCGTAATCGAATGTATATTTAGCTTTAAACGGCATTACTTTTTACTTTTAGGTTTAACTTCCTCAGTTTGATTAAGGTACGCTAGTATAATTTTAAAAGCATCTTTGTAAATGTTTGTACAAGTTGAACACTCAACAAGCGTTTCAACCGTTGCATCAATACCATGATAGGCTGCTAAAATTTCTTTAACATTATCATTTGAACTGTCAGGACGGATTAGATCATGTGCTACTGCATAAATAAAATCCCTTTGTTTAATTAAAGTTTGATTCATTTTAGTTTATTTTTTATTTCGTTTTTAAATTTATTGTTTTCGTATATGAGTTTCCTTTGATTAACTCCAAGTTCACTAGCTATCTCCCTTGTTGAGGTAACCACTGACTTAAATAGTATTTCAGCTTTAAATGGTTGCTCTCTAGCAAATTTAACAGTTCGTTCAAATTTCATATCTATGTCAAAATTATAACTTTCTTCTGACAAATCAAAATTTACTTCATAATCATTATGCCGCTCAACTAATGGATTCTTTGTATTAATTAATTTATTTGCCCTGTGCCGGTCCGAGTTCATCCCTTTTAAAACATTTGAGCAGTAAGCAATAAATTGCCCACGATTAACTTTGTCAATTAAAAACTCTTCGGGTTTCTCGCAAAGGTATAAAAGAAACTCTTGGAATAGATCATGTTGAATATCCCGATAATTACATAGCTTTGCAGTCAATCCGATTAACATTCGGCTTGTTGCTGCTATGACTATCAGTTGTTCCTTATTGATTAACAAATGTATTAAATTTCTCTAAGAATTCATCAAAGGTATGGCAAATAAAATAAATGCCGCCAGCACGTTCAATAGCTTGTTGATATTCCTTTTGTACTTCGCTTTGTTTATCCTTCATTTTAATTTCAATCTTTATTGATTTACCTTTAAAAGTTGCAGATATATCAGCAGTTCCGTTGGTTCCTTGCCCCTTAATATATTTGCCTGTACCTATCTTTTTTTGGTTTCCAAGTACATCGGTTACTATTTTACTGTCATCAATATACCTACCAGTGTTAGATATTCTTTCAGCTTGACCGCCTATAAAGTTAATGTAATCAGTTACACACTTTGTTAATCCGTTTGCAGTTGTATCGTTGTATTTAGTTTTAACTACATAGTTAGCAGGCATACGAGTACGTTCGCAAGCGTAAGCATGTTGGAGTTCTGAAAGTTGTTTTAGGGATGGTTTCATTTGTATTTACTTTTAAATAGTTTATAAGGCATTGTATTAAAATGTCCGTTAAATTCAAAGTCAATCAATTTAACTCCCTCGCTAGTATAGATGTTAATTATTTTCATATTAAAATGTATTATTATCAGTTATTAATTCAATATATCTTTGTCCCATACTATCCTGGCCTTTGGTTAATTCAATTTTATTAAATATACAATATTTCTCAACCCACCCCCAAAACCGCTTAGTTGATAGGTTATATTTTTTAAAGTCGGGATATTCCTCAATAAATATATTATAAATCATATTTTTATTTAATCGTTCATTTTCTTTTAAAGTATCTTTATTAGCCCACTCATAAAATTCAAATGAAGTTTCTTTAATGTACTTCCTTATTTCTAAGTTCACATATTCATAACTTACCAGACCATTAACTAAATACATTTGCATACATTTAACCATGTAATTATAAAAGTTAAGCCATTCGTTATTATTCCATTCATCAAAAAACATTCTGCCAAACTCATTAAGCGGAGTGTGTTTGTGACTAAAATAACTACTAAACTCAATCTCCCACTTTCTACGTTCAAATGATCCACCAACACCACCAACAGTATAATTAGTTGTTATAATTATTTTAGGACTTCTGCTAACTGGTATCTTAATTGCATCCTTATTCTTTTTCTCTAAAGTTATGCCCTCAGTAATTACGCTAAATAGATTTTCAAATTTAAAGTTTTTTTGTACATCATCAAATACTAATATCTGAGTATCGGCTGAAACTGTTTGATAAGGGAATGATTTTTCAAAACTAAATGATTTACCATTAATATCTGAAACCCTTTTTACTTTGCTTAGTGCATTCCAAAAAATACCCTTACCGCTACCGCCATTTGGATTCTCGCTAATTGTTTCATCGTTTAATATAATAGCTTTATTATTTGCAGAAGTTTTAAAGGAGTGCATTAAATAACCAATAGTTGAAGTAATTGAGTTTACTTTGTCCTCATTCTTATTTGATATTAGTTCTATGAATTTACTGAAGTCACAATTAATATTATCAGTAATCTTAAAATCAAAATCAATAATGTGCTTTTTCCATACAAAACCATCCAATTCTAAATAATCAATCAATTCAATATTATCGTATGTAACCTTTACAGCAGCATTCCTAAAATAAATATAACCAGTATCAATAGTGTCTTCCTTAAAAAAAATATTAGATTCACTTAAAATATTAAGGTAGTCATCTTTAAAATACTTTTGGTTACCAGCCATGTACTCATAAACTTTATGTTCATCCTGTTTAAGTAATTCATTCAATACATAATCTTTAATCTTAACTTCGTTTGTGTTATCAATTAAATTATTAGTAACCTTAACAAATATAAATGATTCGGAGTTCTCAGGGTAATATTTATAAAAACCATTTGATTCTAACCATAGCTTATAAAGATAATTTTCAATCTTAATACCTTTTTTAGTATGTACCCAAAAATCATTTATAGTTACATTTTCTTTAATTTCATTCAATACCCTTTCATCCACATTTGGCATTGATTCCTTAATTTCTTTAATCGTAGTTCCGGCCTTTAACTTAATAGATATTTGTTTTAAAGTTTCGCTATCTTCAAAAAACTTCATACCAAAGTTAGATTTACACTTTGAGTAAGCTGAGCGTATCACTTTATCAATTTCATTAGCAGTAAAATCATTTGTAATAAACTGGTTACAAAATCGGTTAGTTTCTGATTCACTAATACCATAATCACTAAACGCCGATACCAATATAAATAAGTTATGGTTTCTGCTACCTTTGGCCATTGAATAAGATTTATTAAACCAGGACCATAAACGTTTTATAATTTCGCTTTCATTTTCTAATTTAATAGTTGGCGCATGATACCTATAATCAAATTGTTCATCCTCAATCTTTTCAGTCCATAATTCACTATCTTTATTAATATAAATATTTGGATCGTAGCTTTCAAAACATATCCTGCTTATATTTTTAGAAGTAGTATCAAAGTGAGTATTATCATAATATTTCTCTAAAGCATCAAAATACTTTTTATGATTCTCAATATCCTTAGGAATTTTAACAAGTAGCTTTATACCTATTCCACTAGGACTAATAAACATTGCAAAAGTATATTTATCTTTTTTTAATATTTTTAAATCAGCATCTAATAATTTTACTGATTCGTATTTATCAAAGTCAAGGCAAACTAACCCACTATGTTCCGTAATGGAACTATCTGCTCTTTTTATAAATATTCCACAAAAACAAATGGCTGGTAATGTTGCTTTGATTTCATCTGCTAATTCTTTAGTTGGCTGCTTTCTAATTTCATCAACTATCAATTTAGATTTACCAACTTTAATTCTATTTAAAATAAAATCAATATCCTTAATAAAAGGGGTATTGGTATTGTGTAAATTTTTAAATATTGTTACATTCATATAATTAAAAAACCCATGCCGTTGGAATGGTGGTTCCGCGAGCAATGGGTTAATACTTTAGTTAATTTAGATAGCATCCACCAATGCCTTAACTTCTGCAAATATATAAAACATTTTTAATATAAACAAATTTATTTTTAAATAACGCTTATAACGGATTAATAACGCTTTAACAACGGATTGCTTTGTACTGATACCAACACTTACAACGGAATAACGGATTGACTTCGGCAAAAACGAGAAAAAAAACACACCTAGTAAAAAAACGCTATAAGGGCAATAGGGGGGTAGTAACCTGTTATGTGTTATTCAACAGTTGCGCAACACCTGGCGGCCCATCTCATACAAAAACTATTACATTGATAATCAAGCAGTTACAAATTATTTTCATTTATTTTTAGTTTTGGGCCATAATATATTTTTTTATTAATTAAATAGTGTATACATTTGTATCATATTAATAACTTAAAAACTAAAAACATGACAACAACAGAAAAAAGAATTAATGATTTAAAACATGCAATGGAAATTGAATTAGTAAATAATTTTCCTAATGGTGATTTATGGAATAAAATGTCTGATGAATTAGATGAGTTACAAAAAAAACCAAATACATTTGAAATATTATCATCTATACTTAAATAACTAAACAGGGTGCAGCATCTGAAAAACTGCAATAACTAAAAAACAAACAACATGGAAATTCAGTATAATAAAAGGTATTTACTTGACGATTTAGAATTACAATTAAAAAGAAAAAATGAAAACGTTTATACATTTAACGTTATGAATAAAGAAATGACAGTTAACATTTATGGAAATGTTGTTTATAATACTTGTATAATTTCAAAAAGAATAAACGAATTAAAACTAAAATCATGAAAACAAAACAACCCAAAACAAAAGTTTATCCGATCCGTTTAGATACGGTATTATTAAACCAGGCACACAAAGTAATTGAGCCATCAGAATTAAGACTGAGAATTAAAAAGAAAATTAATAACTATTTAAAAACTTTAAACAAATGATACCTTTAATATTTTTAATAGCAATTATATCAATTATTAACTTTATGTATAGAGAATGGAAATCGCAACAATAATAAAAGCCGAATGGTGGGATAACTTTAATTTTGAATTATACATTAAATATTTAAAAGCTAAAAGTAAAATATAACGTTTGCAGCTACCCGATGAAGGGGATTTTAACAACTAATCTAAATAAAAAGATATGAACGATAATATAACTACTAAACTTTCCGAAGACAACACTACCCCCCTTTGTCGGGTAGGTGGTGTTATGCCTTCGTGCTTTCTTATTCACTAATAATTTAATAACAAAAATATGAGCAGACAATTAAAATTCAGGGCTTGGGATGCCGAGCAAAACAAAATGATATTCACTTTTGATGGTGAGTATAAAATCATGGTAAACAGCGAAGATGGAACACTATTTTGTGGTGGTCATTTACCTAATGGAGATTGGAACGAACCACCATTGATGCAATTCATTGGCTTAACTGACAAAAAGGGAAATGAAATATTTGAAGGTGATATTGTCAAAACGAACACCGACAAAGCAATGGTAATAGGTTGGTCAGATAGACACGCTTCATTTACAATTGAAAGAGAAGGATGGGCTTTTCGTCATTATTTTGGTGAAGCAATGGAAGCCAATGAATGTGAAATTGTCGGGAATGTTTATGAGAACTGGGATGTCTTACAGCATGAGGCATAACGGACGCTAGCTAAGCCCTCGTTTTAATGGGGCTTAGGTTGTGTTACTTGCTGGCGGTACAGAATGCTGCTATAAGACTTTAATATAAAAAATATAGATATGATAAATGAAAATGAAATAAGAGTAGGGAATATGTTTGAATATTCGGACAAGCATCCAGAAGCTAATTGTATGTTAGGAATACCAATGGTATGGACTGATGTAGAATGGTATAGATTAGGAGATTGTATTGAAGATTTAGATTATTACAATCCAATAAAATTAACCGAAGATTGGTTATTGAAATTTGGATTTGAATGCTATGAATTTGATAATGGAGAACCAAACCAATATAGATTTAAAAGTAGATTAATAGTAATAAGAAATGGATTTTTTTATGATTATGGAGCAGACGTTAAAATCGAATTTGTACATAAATTACAGAATTTATACAATGCTTTAACAAACGAGGAATTGGCAATTAGTAGATAAAAAATATTACTGACACCGCCACCGCTTGCAGGTAACTACTCGCTAAAACCAATAAAACAATATCAATAACAATGCAACTACTTAAATATAAAAAGGTTATAGGTTTTACAGAAACTCAAAAAAAAGCCTTTGAAACCTTAGAAGATTATGGTATAAATGTAAACCATTTTATCCGTTTGGCAGTGAAAGAAAAACTACAAAAAGACTGGAAAACAATTAAAGAAAATAAACTAAAAACTAAATGCCCTTTTTAATATGCTAAAAGAAATTCAATCACTCGAGGACCAGTTAATCTATTCATCAAATTGTGGTAGTAGTAGCTTATTATTTACCGTTATGATGCACCGTACAAGCGAATGGATAGAAAGTAACAAGCCAAATGAAAAGCTACACATTAGCCCTTTTAAGGTAGAATTAGACAAGCAAGTTGACATGGTGGCTTACTACATTGAATGTGGTTACATCTTTGATACAGCTGTCAGAATGATCGGTAAAAACACTAGCGATTTTAGAAAGCAGTTAACGGACACGCACAATTATATTATACAAGCTGCAAGAAAACAAAGAAAAATAAATAAACTAAAAAACAAATAAAAAATGGAAACAAAAAACAATTCAGGAGCAATCTTTAAAAACAACAAAACAAAAGAAAGCCAGCCCGATTATCGTGGAAAGGTAAAAGTAAACGACAAAGAAATGGAAATATCTTTGTGGGTAAAAGAAAGCCAAACAGGCACTAAGTATTTTAGCGCATCGTTCCAAGAGCCATTTGTTAAGCCAACTACTACTGAGCCTTCAGTAACAAAGTCATTTGATGATATGCCTTTTTAATTATGGAAAAATTATATAGATTAGAGTTTAATGAAACAACTCAACAATTTCAT